GACACCGATGCTCGCGGCGTTGAAGCCGGCCGCGGACTTCGAGAGATTGCCGAAGCCGATCTCCGCGACGTCCATGACGTCGTCCAGCGCGCGGAGCGGACCGACCGGGAGACCGAAGGCGTCCGCAGATCGCGCCAGCGTGGTCGCCGTCTTTCCGATGGTGTCGGCCATGGCGCCCGCACGCTTGCCGGTGGTCGAGAAGCTCTCGTTGAGCTTCAGGGCCTCGCCGTGGACGGCACTCATCTCGTCTTCGCGAAGCTCTTTGAACTTCTTCCCGAGGTTGTCGACGGACTTCCCGGCGCCTGCGAATTGCTTCTGGAAGTCGGCGATGCCAGCCTCGAGCTCGACCCGCAGCGTCCGGATGGTGTCGGCCATGGCTAGTTCGCCGGACCAGCGTAGGGCTCCGCCATGATCCCGTTCATCGCCGCCCAGTGCTGGATCGCCGCGGTCACGTGGGCCGGCGAGGGCGGGCCGGCGGGCCGGCGGTCATGCCCGCGGAGCAGCGTCTCCAGCTTCGGAATCTTCTTCGCTCGGGAGAGATTCGCCACGGTCCAGGCCTCCACGGTTGCGAGGCGCGCCGCTTGCTCCTGACGCCAGAGCGCGCCCTTCAGGCGAATCGAGAGCTCGCGGAGAGTCCCCGCATTCACTTCGGCCGGTGTGATGCCCGCCCGGGCCGCGTCGAGGAAGACGGCGGCCCAGGAGAAGGGCGGGCGGCACCGTCCCGCGCCCCCTCGTCCTTGTCGGGAAGCGCCCAGCGGAGGGCCTCCCGAATGATATCGCCGAACTTGAGCAGGCCGACCTCGACCACGACGTCGCCGGCGTCCCGCTCGGTGATCTCCGGTTGGTCGCGCTTCAGCCCGCAGTGAGCGATCGCGCGCACCGTCTTCAGGTTCCGCAGCCGGTCCTCGTCGAACACGGCGAGGAAGGCGTCGTCCTTGTCGGCGAGGCCGAGAGCGTTCTGCGCTTCGAGCATCTCATTGACCCCGAGACGGAAGATCAGCGGCTTGCCGAGAGCGAGGACATTGACCTCGCCTGCCAGGTGATTCGCCATCTGGCGCCTACGTGACGGTGACGCGCGAGACGCGGAACGTGACGGCCATGGTGAGCGCGCCGTTCGCCTCGACGTTCGGCTTCATCCCCTTGACGAACGCACGGAAGGTGTACTGCTGCATCGAGTTGGGCAGGATGAACCGGTAGTACCGGAGCAGCCCGTCGGCCGCGTCGCTCTGGAGCGACGCCTGGTCGGAGTAGAGGTCCGGGCGCCAGTTGAGGGTCGCCGTCGCCTCGCCTGCGTCCTTCTTGCCGGCGATGAACTCCTTGTAGCCCTCGGGGCTCTCGAAGTGCGTCGCCTCGATCTCGTCCGCCTGGACGCTTGGAGCGTCGAACGAAATGACCTCGTGGAGGCTCGTGAAGGCATCCGTCGAGAGGACGCCGCCGCGCTGCAGTTGCGTCCCGGCGCCGGTGATTGCCTGGGTGGCATGTTCCGCCATGTCTGGTCTCCTTCCTCAGGTTCCGAGGGATGGGGGCCGAGCGTTAGCTCGAGGTCCCGATGAGGACGACGTCGACCAGGGCAACCGCGCCGGCCGCGTTGACGACCTTGATGATGTCGCCCGTGCCCGCGGTGCAGGCGATCCCGGCCGTGGAGAGGTCGACCTTCATGAACACGCCCCCGGGCGTCAGGGTCGTGGTGGTCGCGGCCGTGTTCAGGATCGGCACGCTGTTCGCGTCCCCGAAGAGCGTCAGGTTCGTGGTGTTCGTGGTGGCGCTGAAGATGTAGACAGTCCGCAGCTTCGCGGGCGTGAAGGCCGCGCCGAAGGCGTCGACGAGAGTACCCTTCACGTCGATCGACAGGGTGCCGGCGTCCGCGATCGACTGCGCCTTCAGGGTGTACATCTTGTCGGCCTGACCGGCTCCGACGCCGCTGGCGAGTGAGGTCGTCCATGCCCGCGCGATCTGGGCCTGGTTGTCGGTGAGGGTCGTCGCGTCGGTCAGGGTGCCGGTGATGTTGACCACGACCTTCGCGGTGAGCGAAGCGGCCGAGACGTCGCCCTGCGTGAACAGCGCGAGCGCCACGATGGCGCAGAGGACCATCAGGCCCCCGAACAGCTTCATCTTCCGCATCAGTATCTCCTTCTGTTTCACGCTTCCGTGGGTTGCTTGCTCTTCTCGAACGTGATCTCGCTCGCGAGGTTCTTCGTGAAGGACTCCGCCGCGGCAGCCCGGAACCGGTCGAGGTACCGCTCGAAGACGTGCGGCACGCTCGGCCCCCGGAGCTCGACGATCGGCAGGTTGGGGGCCCATGCTCCTCGCGACCGGGAGCGCGAAACGCCGATCCGCTTGAACACGCCCCGGTGACCACCGGCGCCGACCGTGGCGATGAAGGCGTCGGGGATGCGCCCGCGTCCACCCTTCATGCCGTAGGACACCCCTCGCCCGCGGCCTCTCGATGGCTCCGGACCCCGGGCCCCAAAGGCGATCAGGGGCATCCGGCGGCCCTGGATCGTGAGGCCGACGACAGGCCTCGACCGGTTCGCCTTGTCGACCTTGATCTCGCGCTTCACGTACTTCGATTGGAGCCCGGTGTTCTCGGTGATGACCTTGACCATGGCGTTCTGGCCACTGGTCGCCGCGCGGTTGAGCGCGCGGGCCATGACGAGGGGCATCCGGTAGCCCAGGTCGAGGAGATCCTTCCGGAAGGCCTCGATGTCGAGCGTGAAGCTGGCGCGCTGGCTCACGGCTTCCCCCAGCCTTCCTCAAACGACAGGAGGTATTCGACCGAGGCGCCGACCGTCGTGCTCCCTTCCTCGCGTGGGAAGTGGCGCGTGGAGCCCCTTGTCAGGCCGGTCGGGAGCGTGCCGTTCAGGGACCGGTCGACGGAGGCCCCAAGCCCAGCGTTCTGGTCGTTCCCTTCGATCTCGACAGAGACCTTGATGTCCGCAATGAGCCGCTCGAGGGCGAGCAGCGGGGCGGCGAGGTCTGCCGGCACGAAGGCTTGGATCTCAACCGGAACGGTTGTCCTGACCACGCCGCCCGCGACCGATGGCGAATCCTGGCCCACCACAATAGATAGGGCAGCCGGAGGATCGTCGGGGCCAAGCGTTATCTGCTCGCCCATGGATATCGTCTTGCCCGCGTTCGAGTTGTAGCCGTGCTTCTCGGTGATCCAGGCGAGCCTCGCCTTGAGGTCGAGGAGGGCGAGCTCGCGCCTGCTTGTCATGCGGGCACCACAATTGCGCGGATGTGCCCGTCCTCGACCCTATCGATGGAGTCGACCTTCCACTCCGATCCGTCCGAGTCGATAGAGAACCGGGTTCCGCGCTCGAGGAATGGAACCTCATCGCGGCGGAGGGCTACGCCGCGCTTGGCCCCCGCTCGGCGGAAGTCGCCGCCCTGGGCTGCCTGGCCTGGCGTCAGCCAGATCAGGCGCGTGGCGACCGGGGCGCCTTCCGTTGGAACGACCGTGGCCGGGACTCCGAGCGTAGCGAAGTGGACGGTTCGCATGAGCGCCCGGAGTCCAGGGTCCACAAGGGGTTCCGCCCCTTACCGGGCGACCCCGTCGAGGCGCACGACGCCCGTGGTCTCGCCGGCACCGGAGCCAACGGCCACGACCGCGACGCCCGCGAGCGTGTTACCGCCCGAGGTCGTGGTGAAGTTCTTCCCCGAATCGTCCCAGTAGACCTTCACGCCTTCCGTCCAGGCCTGGGAGCCCGGCTTCGCGTAGCTGACCACGCCGCGCGCGAGGGCCGGGAAGGGCAGCGTCTGCGCGGTCGTGACGAGCGCAACCGCGATCAGGCTTCCGATCTTGTAGGCGATGCCGCTCACGACTCCGCCGCTCGGGGCGGTGAGGGTGACGACTTCACCGTTCTGGCCGTAGTTCTTCATGGCTTCCTCAGCTCCTTACCTGGCGGCGCCGTCCAGGCGGACGTAGCCGGTGGCCAGAGTCGTGGCCGCGATTCCGGTGGCCGGAACGACCGTGACGTCGGCGGACACCGCGGCGGCGGTCACCCCGGTGAGCGCGTCGATCGCGGACGCGAGGCTCGTCGCGGTGGCATTGTTCGAGGTCGCCGCGGTCCAGCCGGCACCCTCGGTGAGCACCGTCGGGACGCCGTTGATCGTCACGGTGACCGTCTTCCCGCTGAGGGAGCCGTATGTCACCACGCTGATGACCATTCCGGCGATCGTCATTGGGGCGCCGGCGTTGGTCACCAGCGTCACCACGGCCGGGACCAGGGGCTGAACGGCGACCCCGGCGAGCGGGTTCGACGCCACGGTCTTCGTGAACTTCTTAGCGGAGTCGTCCCAGTAGATCTTGAGCCCCTCGGTCCACGCCTCTTCCGCTACCTTCACGACGCTCGCGGCGCCGACGACGAAGGCATCGAAGGGCAGCGTCTGCGCGACCGTCTCGGTGGCGATCACGACGAGGCTGCCGATGAGGTAGGTGGTCCCGCTGACGACGCCACCGGAAGGCGCCGTCAGCGTGATGACGTCCCCGAACGG